GGTGTCCGTCCGGGCGCTTTGAATATGAACAGAGTCTTTCGTGCTTTAAGATATAGAACAGAACAGGCTCAATATGTCACTTATCATAGACCACCCATTTATGGTAAAGATAATTATGGAGTTTCAACAGGCGTAGTTAGTGGTAGTGAGATGTTAATGCCCAACTTACCAGCTATTATTAGACCTGCTGTTACTGCGGATTATCAAATTGAAAAAGCAGGTGGTAATATTATAGGAGCTGCTAGAGTTTATACTCCTAATTTAGAAACTATAAAGAATATGCCTAATTTCGACCAAGATAATAATACTGATTTTAATGAGATAGAAGGTTGGGATAGATTAATAGTTAACAATAGAACTATATATAGCGTTCCTACGTCTGGCACAACTGGATGGGCATCAGGCACAGCTGATATGGAGTTTACCTCTGATGGGCAAACTATTACAGCTACATTCGGTGATGATACGAATGGCACATTTTACTATAGTGCTAGTGCTCAGAATGTTCTAGAAGCAGATAGATTACGCTTCCAAATAAAGGGTAGTGGAGCAAGCAATATAGCGCTTATGAATTTTAGTTCTTATCAGAGCGGTACTACTGCTAATGATAAACTTACCTATACTACAGGAAGTACTTTAACTATACCTACAGGTAGCTGGTTAACAGTAGATGTTCCATTTGGGAGTGGAAGTATAGATGATGGTACTAGTATATATAAGGCTGGTACTAGAACAGCACTAACTATGGCTAGTGGTTCTGCTTGGAACGAAGAAAACCCTTTTGAAAGATTTGAACTCAGTGTAGATGGAACTAAGGGTAATACTGTTATGATTAGAGGTATAGAATATTATAAGTCTATATCATGGCATGTTCATTCTTTAAAAGACATGACTGACGGCTATATTATATTTAATTGTGTAAGAACTAAAGGTAGGAGAGATTCACTAAGGAGGGCATATGGCTGATTTTATTAATACTATAGAACGCGCTATTATAGACCAGCTTAGAACAGACTTTTCTGGTTTTACTGTATATGGACAATATCCAGAAGCTATAGATGTTTCTTATCCATGTATTATAGTAGAACAACTTGCTAATGGTTCAGATACTCAGTTTTATGGACAGAACGCTACATTTGGTGGTAGTGATAAAACAGGAGAGATATATGGCCTTGCGTTTAGATTTCACGTTATAGTAGATAAAACTTCTTCTAAGAGTATCACCCCCGATGGTGGTAGTTCTACAGAAGTATATAAACAAAGGAGGTTATTAAATTGGGCTATGCTCAATGTGGCAAATAGTCTCATGGATTTATCTTTTGATGCTACTAAGGTACAAATTATAGAAAGAAATTATAATGGTTTTTCTGATGTAGCTTATAATGCTGATTTAGAACTATGGGGAGCTACTGCTACGATGGGTGTTAGTTTCGAGAATTTTAGATAAGCATGGCTAAGTGGACATTACCTAATAAGTTTCAACGTGGTCAAGGACAGAATGTTTATAGACAGGTGATGATGGGATATGTACCCTTTATGGCACAAAGTAAAATTGAACAGTTTAATAAGGCATCAGATTATATTTTCTCTGAGAATCCCGGTACATCTGTATTTTCCGAAGGTGATGATAGTTATTTAGAATGGGGTCCTTCTATAGGTGGAACTGAAGCTTTTGATTTTTTAAAGAAAGATAGTTCTGTTAACGCAGGAGAAGGGCGAGAAGGTTATGTTACAGATGTATTATTACCTTATGTTCATTGGTTATATGGAGGTAATGTTGCTTCATGGTTAGTTAACTTGCGTAGTTTACATCCTCAGGCTGGTGCTAAACAACCGTTTGCTTTTAGGGCAAGCAGAACTTGGGATGCTATGAGTAAAACAATAGGTAAGATGACTGTAGCAGGAACTGGTTCAAAAGGAGGTGTTATTAAACCTAATAACTGGAGAGAATCTGCTGAAACTTTTGGTGGCTTAGATAAATTTGATAATTTACATGAGTTACTCGAAAAACTCTCTGTTAATGATAGAAATTTAACTCAACCAGAAAGTATGTTGGATTATCCTACCTCAGATGGTCCTAAAGATTTATGGAGAGAATTACCATTTAAAGCCCCTCTAAGTAAATTAGTAGGAGGTACAGGTAAAACATTTGGTAGTAATCCTGCATGGTTACCTAGTAGAGGATTCTTAGCGCAAGCATCTAAAGCCTTCCAAGAATCTATACTTGATGATATCTCTGAAATTTATGCAGATGCTGAATCAGACCCCACAATAAATAAAAATCCTGTAACTGAAGGAGTAAATTACGGTGGTGAATCTCCAGAAGAATTGGGTATAGGTATTTTATGTAATAAATTAACAGAGGACGGAGAAGCAGCTAGGATAGGTATAGATAATCCAGAATTAATGAGAAAATGGGGTGAACGAGATTTAAACAAAAACCAACAGTTCTTAAAGGGTAGTAAGGTAGGTGCTTTACCTAAAGAATATGCTAGAACATTTTCAAAAGGTAATCGTCAGAATGTTGATATATCAACACAAGGAGCTGAAGGTGATTTGGTTTATACTTTAAGGTCATTAGATAATGCAGCTGGTAGAGATTTAAAGAAATTAGTACAATTAGAACAAAATTCATCAGTAGGTGTTGAAGTTACTGCTGCTAGTCTTTACAAAAAAGGAGGATATTCAGCCGCTTTTGCAGCGGAAGGATTTAAAACCACAGTTCCAGATGTTAAAACTGCTGTAAAAATTATTACAGATTTCAATCAACTACAAGCAGATATGATTAATAATGCATTTGAAGAATTAGGATTTGAAACTAGAGATATAGCACAAAGAATGAATATAGTAGCAGGTCAATTAGAAATGGAGGGTGTAAAGGAAGGAAAGGATGGATTTGGTGCTAATGTAGATATGGGAGCAACATTTCAGGCTAGACAAACTGCTGTACGTTTAATAGACGCTATGATGATGGGTGGAGAAGGAACTGGTTTTGAATTTGTAGCCCCCTTTTATGTAGCCAAACAAAATAAAGAATATTTAGTTTCATGGAATTGGGTTATTGACCAAGGAGGAGCTACATTTTCTGACCCAGTAACTCTCGCAATGCGTGATGGTAATAGATTCTTTATAGATTTAGTAGGTAGTGCAATGTTTGCTAATGATACTAAATGGCAAGATTATAGAGATAATCGATTAAGACAACAAATGATGGATGAATATTATAGAAATGCAGCCATTGATAAATTATTAGGAAAACAATTAGAAGGAGACATGTTATTAAGAGAACTTACGAGTATAGCTCCTCATGTAGAAGTAGGTGTAAAGGGTAATAGAGATATAATTGCTGCACTTAATGCTAAGATTATGGCCAATATTAAGGAAAATATGGGGGGTAGTGGAGATTTTATGGCAAATATGAAAAAGAAAATGTCTGCTGGAGAACAACATTGGAAGACTCGTTCTGAAGCCAATAAATGGGAAGGAAATAGAAAGTTTTTTGAAGATAATAGTCCTTGGGCTAACCAGACATCAAGTGGAAGACAAGAGGTTTTACAGTGGACACTTCCATTCATTAGGGCTGGTAGAGCTGGTGCAGGTGGAGCCGCAGGTCGAAAATATAAGGAAGTTGGTGCTTAAAAATAGTACGAAGGAGCATAAGCTTTATATACTAGACTTGAGTATATAAAAATAGTCGAGTGAAATGTTCGCAATGTTGTCTAGACAAATAAAGGAGAAAAGATAGTATGGTATATTTCCTAGGAAGAGACGTTGAAGTATTCGTCACCACGGAATCCTCACAGAGCGATGATAGTTCTGTAGGGATTACATCCAGAGAAGCCAAGGTTGTTGCTACAGGCAGCGCTGTATTCCCGTCAATGGAGAATGGGGCTTCTATTAGTGGAGGATTACTTTCAGACGTAACTGGCGTTGATGTCAGTATAGGTGTTTCAGATGAAGATGTTGGTCCATTCTTCGGTCAAACAAGCACCCACAAAGTTCAGTTAAGAGAAGAAAATACCGTTACAATAACCAAGAAGAAGACAAATGACAACTTCGATATTCTATTCAATGGACCAAGCGCTACGTCTACTTTCTATGGAAGTAATGCAGATGCTGCAAGAATGGGAGCAAGATTCGGAGTTATCTGGGATGGTACTTCAGCATGGAATATTAATGACGGTAGAAGCAACCCTAAATTTACAAAGGGACAAACAGCAAGCAACAGGCCTTACGGCTACAGAGTTCATGTAAGACTTAAGAATGCAGCAGCAGGACCAGTTTACGCCCTAAGAGGGTGTGAATGGACAGGTCATACGATGACATTAAATGCAGATGGTGCAGCCGAGGAAACCCTCGAATTCGCATCTACAATAATGCCAACGTTAACTACAGGTTCTAACACATTCGATAATGCAGACTTAGTGGCAGGAGATTGGTGATAATATGACTTACTTTTTAGGAAGAGATATGAATGCTTACATCACAACAGAATCTACATTAGGTTTACACTTTAGTGGAACAACTGCTTCCACAGTAGGAACTGGTGCAGCAGGATACACTACATTTGCAGAAGCACTTGCTTCTGGTATTGTAACCGCAGGTACTCACGACCTTTTCGGTAATTTAGTTGTAGATTTGACTGGTTGTGATTTGTCTATTGGAGCAGTCGACGAGGACGTTACCTATTTCGGTCTACGTTCTGTTCAGAAAGTCGAAGCAAAGAAAGAGACAACTGTAACACTCACTCGAAAGAAAATAGATTTGAGCTGGGATTTAGTATATAACAACGGATACCGCTGGGGTATAAGTGGTTCAGCCGACCCATGGGACGGTTTAGAAGAACCAACTGCAACTCACGGTTATAGATTATTTTTGGAATTGAAAAACGGTGTAGAAGTTTTCTCTATTCCAAATTGTTGTGTACAAGGTCACTCAGTTACACTAAATGTTGATGGTACAGCAGAAGAAACATTGGAGTTTATGACATATGTAACTCCATTACTCGCTGCTACAGCTACCACTACAGCAACTACTACAGGCCTATAGATAGGTAAGTAGTCTGAGGGGGAGGATTGACCTCCCCTTCTAAAAAACAAAGGAATTGATTTAAATGACAAAAGAAGAAAAACAAACGGCATGGAGCATAGAAGAATTGATTGCACTGACTGATGAAGTGCAGAACGCAAGTGTAGATTATAGAGGGAAAGACTTTGATTTTCATTTTTGCGAATTAGTGGAAGAAGAAGAGCCAAAGATGGGAGCAATCCCTGAAGATGCTGATGATGATGAGAAAATGGCCCACTATTCTAAAATTGGAAACCAACGTATTGTAGCTATGATTGAAAAAGCTAATAAGAAACAACCAGCAAACGCTAGTATAATGGCAGAAAACTGGGGGATGTTACCCACATCATTGAGATATAAGATTTCAAATCATATAATGGGTGTAGAGAGCTCTGAGTCTGAAAATTTTACCATCTGATGACGGAATCGCCTGATGCGGTATTGATATACATCCCACTTATGAAGCACCTTCATATGAGTTGGGAAGATATAAAGAAAACACCTCGTATTGAATTGAAAGGACTGCTTGCAGCCCTTAATGAACATGAGATGTTACATGCAATGGATGGATATACTGACAATGATGTAGCGTCATTGTCTAAAAATAAGCCAGAGATAAGACAAACATGGCACAGATATTTAGAAAAACGTGCCAAGTATGACGAAATGATAGGAAAGAAGCGACAAGTAAGTTTTAGTGGATTAGGATAAGGAGCACTAATGGGTTTCGCTGGACAAGTATTTGCAGCAAGGGTAGCTATTGGTTTAGCTATGCCTTCAAAACAAGCCATGGGCCAAGCAAGTCAAATAATTGGCGCAGGAGCCGCAGCTCTATATAAAAAGATGAATAGCATGCAGGTCCAGCAAGCTAAAAAACGTACTAAACAAACTGAAACTGAATTAAATGCTGTACGAAGTAAGATAGAAAACCATCGTAAAAATTTACAATCCCAGATGTTACAGGGGCAAAAGAAGTTTGAAGCCTCTATGAACAAAACTAATATGGGAGCTAAAATGGTGGCTGGTAAAACACAAAAAGCTTTTGTAAAAACACAAAAAGCATTGGGTACAGCAAAGACCACTAAACAATTAGAGAATACTTTTAAAGCAGGAAAAAGAGCTTTTCAAGATTTTGCTGCTCATGTTAAACAGCGTTCTCCAGACCTTTTTATTAAATTATTCGACCATGAAGATTTAGAAAAGGCTCAAAGAGAAATTGGTAAATTTGACATGGGTAAATTGTCAGATGTAATGTGGGACACTGGAAAAGAAGGAGACAAGAATAGAAAAGAACTTCAGCGTATAGCTAAATTAGAATTAGATAATGCTACGCGTAGAAGAGATTATGGAATGGAAGAAATCAAGATGATGAGAACCAAGACTGAATGGTTACTCAAAACAGGTCAAATAGGTGCTGATGCTCATAGAGAATCTATAGCACTTCTTGACGCAGAACAACAAGGATTTAAAGATAATGTAGATGCAGCTCGTAATTTCTATACCTTTGTCGATGAAGGTATAAGGGATTATAATGAAGCATATAGTGCATGGGATGCTGAATATCAGGATATGGTCAGAGATGAGAAAGACCTTACTGATTTAATGACGAGAGCTATAAAAGGAGAAGAAGAGGCTATCAAAGAGTTAGCACGGGGTGCAGAACATGCAGCACGTAAGACAGCTCAATTTGCTGAAGCTTTGAAAAACAACTTCCAAAATGCTCTGAGAGAATCTATATCTGCTCTCACTGCTATGTTTTATAAATTACAACAAAATACTCAAGAATTAGTAGAATTTGAAAGAGAATTAATGAATGCAAACTCTGTGTTCAATCTAACTCGTAAGGAATTATATGAAACAAGTAACGTTATTACTCAATTTGGTCAATCTTTTGGAATGGAGATGCAAAATGGAGCGGAAGGTCTTTATCAATTAGCATCGGCTGGTTTAAGCGCTAATGATGCTGCTAAGGTATTACCTGAAACACTCAAATTATCTATGGCTGTTCAGGGAGACCACAATACTATAGCTAAATTAACTACACAGACTATAATGGGTTTCGGAATGGAAATGGAACAAGCAGCTGAAATAACAGATAAGTTCGCACATGTTATTCAGAAATCTTTGATTGAATACGAAGATTTATCCAGTGCTGTTAAATTCGCAATGCCTTTCTTTACTGCTACAGGTCAATCTGTTGACCAATTACTGGGTGCGTTGGAAATATTAACCAACCGTGCACTCGAAGCAGGTATCGCAGGTCGTGGTCTAAGGCAAGCTCTCGCTGAGTTTGCTGAGCACGCTGACGATAATACGGCTGCATTCGCTAGAATGGGTCTAGAAATTAGAGAAGCAGATGGCTCTATGAAGGATTTGACTGTAATAGCTAAGGAATATTCAGATATCATTGGGCCCGAAGCCGCAAGCAATACTGAACTGTTAACGGGCCTTATTGAAGACTTGAATGTTCGTGGTGCTACTGCTTTCGTTCACTTAGTGCAAAATGCAGATGAATTTGGTGAAGCTGTTAAAAATGTAGAAAATGCTGGTGGAGAGTTAGATGAGATGGTTAGGATTCAGAATGAATCTATGTCTGCTCAAATTCAAATTTTGAAAAATAATGTTCAGATGCTCTTCTTTATGTCAGATGGAGTAGAAAGAGCTAATGGAGCTATGAATGAGTTTCATAGTGCTATTATTGATGGAATAACAGGGCTTCAAGACCTATTAGTAGAGGGAGAAGAAGGTAATAAACAATTAACAGAGTTTGGTAAAACTATACAACAAGTGGCAGTTGAAGCAGTAAGAGAATTAACAGTGCTTATACAGGATGGTATAAAATTCCTTGCTGAATTCTCTGGAGAAGGTAAAACAGCGATTGGCGTACTCAAAGCTTATTTGTTACCAATTAAAGTATTAATGAAAGCTATTGACTGGTTAGGGCCTAGAGCTACTAGTCTAGTAATACAATTTACAATGTTAAATAAATTATTCAGTCTTACAGCTGGTTTAAGGGCTACTGTAGCTGGAATGATGGCTTTATATACATGGGTTTTTGCAGCTGAAAAGGCTACTGAAGAGGAAACCGAAGCTGTTGTAAATAATATTACTGCTAAAACAACAGAAGTTGGGGTAAATCAAGCTCTTGCTGCTTCAGAATTAGAATTAGCAGGGGCTCGTGGTGTAGCAACTCAAGCAGCCACGGCAGAAGCAGGAGCAGAAGCAGCTGGAGAGAGTTTACCTGTAGTTGGAGGAGCACCACCCGGAATGGGAGGTGGTGGTGTTACACCATCCATGGAAAAAACTAAGGGTGGATATAAATCAGTAGATAAGACTGGTAAAAAACGATATCACTATGGTAAAAATGCTAAAAAGAATGCTGCTAAGTATGGTAAGGCTGGTAAAGCCAAAGATGCAGCTAAAATTGGTAAAACGGCAGGTTCAGGTGCGGCTAAAGTAGGAAAAATGGCAATGGCCTTACAAACTTTATATACCGGTATTGGTTATGTAGTAGCAGCTCTAGGTACTATGGTAGGAGCTATTGTTGCTGTTGTTGTAATTATTGTGGCCGCTATTGCTGCTTTTGTTGCATGGGGAGTTCAACTTATGGGTATATTTGAACCTATAAAACAAATGTTTGTAGACTTTAAAAATGGGGTCGTAGAGCTTTGGAATAATTTGGGTGGACTTTTTGATGGTTTGATTATGTGGATGGTAGAAATAGAATTAATAACTGCACAACAAGGAAAAAGCTTAGGATATTTAGGTTATTTGTGGGGTGGTTTTGTTCAATATGCTAAAGACGCTATGTCTGATTTAGGTTTCTCAATAAAGAGGGTAGGAATGGATATAGCCATGAGACTTGGTGGAGTTTTCGGTTATATGTTATATCTTGTATCAGATGTATTTAAAAATATCTATGATGTAGTTATGTATTATATAGGTAATAGTGTAATAATTGATGCTATTGTTAGTGGATTCTCAAGCTTATGGACTAAATTATTTGACTCGGAAGAGGGATGGTTAAGATGGATGACTCTTACGTGGTGGGAGGACAGATTTGCGGAATTAGTAACTTGGTGGAATGGTGGTCAGGTTGTGTTAGATACCTTCGCATCAGCTCTAGATTTTGGTACTGAAATGTTTGGTAGTATTCTCACTTTCATCGAGGAACTTCCTGATAAACTTTTAGGTATTGCAGCAAGTTTAAAAAATGCAGTGAGTTTAACTGCTATATTTGGTATAGATGCATTTAAAACAGCTTGGAATGCTATGGCTACCATGATGTCCAATATTGAGATGGAAATTGATATAGGTGGTTTTAGTTTTGAAGCACCTGATTGGGTTCCCGGAATAGGAGGCGAAGGCTGGGGATGGGCTGGTTACAATGAAAAAATTACTTTAGGTTCATGGCCTACATTTGATATAGCAGCAGTTGCTGCTGCTGCTGATACCACCACTGGAACAGACCCTCTAGTAAATAGGGCCGGCCGTCAGTATGGTGGTTATGTTACTGCTATGGCAAATGGTGGATATGGAAGCATGGGAGGCTCATATTTAGTTGGAGAACAGGGTCCAGAACTCTTTACACCTAACCAATCAGGGCAAATTATAAATAATAGTAGGACCAATAATATATTAAGGAACCAGCTCGATGCTGGTGTTCACGCTAATCAAGCTAATGCAGGAGCCAGCTTAAATGTTCAAAATTTACATGTTGGTAAATTCACAGCAGGGCGAAGTAAGTTCAAAGTAGATACCTTCGCAGGAGTAGCATAATGGTAGAAGTAAAACGAAATAGATTTTATGAAAGATATGACATGGATACAACTGGAATTGTACAATTAAACGCACTTTATAAAGACACGCCTGTCCTTACAGATAGTGCTACTTTTAAATTAGAAGGTCACGCAAGTGCTAATAGGTATGTTGTTTCAGGTGTTGTGTCAGATTCTCCAAATACTGGTGCTGGAGATGTTATTGGAGGACATTTAAGATTATATTGCAGTGGAACAGATTTGTCTAAATCTGCTGCTTTACCCCAAATATCTACATATAAAATAAGTGATAACGTTTCTATAAGTGAGGGAGGTTTAGGATTTTCAACTTCAGGTGCTAACACTAATACACCGGGTAACGTAGACCTTTATACTTCTTATATTGATACTTCTATACCATACATTCAAGAGAGTTTTGATGGTTCAGACAAAACATTAGGAGAAATAGACTTTATGGCCATTAATGCGGCTGGGGGAGTTAGTATTTCTTCAAAACCTTATTTCGATTTATCAGACGCTGAAAGTGATGATGCAAAAGGCGTTGTTAGTAATTTATTTGTAGGTGGACATGGAAGTATGTTCTATGGTAGCACTGAAGATGAAGAAGGGGCTAACTTCTTATTATATAATTTTGGTCAATTAGCCGAAGGACAGACTGGTTTTGGTCAAGGTGTTGTTATCCAACAAATAGATGTGAAGCACAGATACAGTGATATAAAAGAAGCTGAAAAAGAAGGTAGAATGCTTTCTAAGAAAGCTTTACATAAACGCACAGGTAAACTATTTATTAAACCACAAAAGAAAAGAAAACCACAAGGTTTGTGGAAGAATAGTGAAGATAACCGTACTGAAGCAGCCGTTTATACTGCTTATCCTCCATATTGGAGACATTCTAAGATTAAATCTTATATTAAATACGACCATTCAATGTCAATGCCAGAGATGGGAGATACACCTGTAGACCCAAATCCCAATAATACTATATTCAATAAATTCGGAGGAACTATAGATTCAGGAACTCCTTGGGAACAGGGAGGTAATCAAGATTCTCCTTATATTATGCAATCAATGGAGTTAACAAAGGATAAATATGACACGGGAGGTCAATCTTTACTTATGCACGAATATTGGACTTTCAGTACTTCTACTGGTAACAAAATAAGTAGTGACATTTATGGTGTAAGTGGAGCTGTAAATAATCAATATCTTATGGCTTCTATGAATGCTGTACCTTTCCCTCAACCTCTAGATTTTGCTCTTACTTCTCAATATAAAGACCTAAATGGTACTATTAATGTAGGTTCAACTAATACACAACTGATAAAACCAGAGATAAATTTAACATTTAGTGTAGCACAATTAGATTCTGAACCTATATTCCGATTGTCTCCAACGAACACACCTTCTACAGTGGCATCTGGTTCTAATTCACCATATGTTGTAGACTATGTATCAGGTTCAAGTCAAGGTGGAGTAAGTTCAGCAAACCCTGTAGCTATGATGAATAGTGGTTATTCAGCCCCAACCGCAGCAGACAGATGGCAATCTTTCTCTTACCATACTTTAAAACGTAGTTTTACTGTTACTTTAGCTAATTATGAACCTCAAGATGGTGAAACTATGGATGATTATATACATCGTGGTATGATGGATTTCTATTGTGAAAGAGCACCTGATGGAGTTACTGACACTTCTTCACAGACTCGTAAAATTATAGGAGGATTTACCCTTAGAACTAGAAAAGTGGTATCTCCTACAAATACAGAAACTCCAGATGCTAATAAAGTTACAGCATATCCAATAATTACTCGACCTTCACACTGGATAGCTTCAGGAGGTCAAAGTGCTGGTTATGGTTGGGAGACTGATACTTATCAAAAAACTTATAGAGGACGTCCAGCATGGTTACACTCAGGAGCTTCAGGTTTTCAAGCTAAAACTTTCCTTAATGGTGGAGGAAAAACAAAACAACCAAGTGGAAGTTTAAACAATTATGAGCCTTGTGTAGACCTTTCATTTGATGAATGGGTTAATGCTAAAATAGTTTTTGATGTTAATGAGAAAAATATGTTTTCAGCCGCAACCGTTGGTAGCTCCACTGACCGCACATTTAATTATTATTCAACAGAAAATACATCAAATGCCGCATTATCCACATCACCTACTACTTATTGGTCTAAACAGTCTCATGCACGTATGTGTAAAGTATATTTTACTAAAGGAACATTAACTACTAGTTCGGATGATGAAACAACTAGTACTGACGATGCTCCTTCTTTTTACGTTTATTTCCCTGTTAGGGAAGGTTCAGGTTCTCAAACCAATGCTAATTGGTCATGGATGGAAAAACCTGAATATTGGCCTAATGTTCTTACACTTTGGTGTAACAATTTCCGTTATTTTACAGATAAAGAAGCTACTTATTCAGCTTCTGGTTCAGCCGGTGGTTGGACAGCTGGTACAGGATTCTGGGGAGTAGGACGTAATCTTTCTACTACTCTAGACGGTGCTCATACTGCTACTGTTACTGCTATTGATTTGGCTAGTGCAAGTAGTTTTCCAAGTAGTGGTACTATAATTATTAATCCCGGTACTGCAACTGAAGAGTATGTTAAATACACAGGAAAATCAACCAACCAATTAACAGGCTGTGTAAGAGGAAGAATGGGAAGTAGCGGTGTAGCTCACGATTCAGGAGTGACTGTTGTAGGTGGAGCTCCTCCATCAACTACTACTGGTATATACGATACAGGTGATGACACGCCTGATGGTACTAGCATTTATAGAGATTATTATGGTCTTACTGGTGAATATGTACCAAATCCTCAAGATGAAGATAATGATGGAGATAAAGATTTAGGTACTGGACGTCAAACTAAAGTATATTTTGATAATATTGACTTTAGAAATTTTAATTTAGAGATATTAAATAATTCAGCTAATCAAGCTTCGTTTACAATACCCGCAACCTTTAATCCTATTACAGTAACCTCCCCTGTTTCGGGAGGAGCAGCAGGAGCAGCTACAAGAAGAACCTCTGAAGCCGCTAATGGAGGTACAAATATGACATCTAGTAATACTTTATATACTAGATATGGACCTACCTATGTTACTATGGGGTTCGATAGTCTATGGGATTTACCTATCGTTGCTTCCAAGACTGATTGTACAACTGATGTATCTGATAATGAAATAGATAGGACTAGTATTAAAGGTGATTTAACGCCCGGAACACCACTTATGGTGACAGCTGGTATTGATACTACAACAGGTATTTCTGCTGATACAGTTTATTATGTAAGTTCTGAAGCCCCTACTTCCAATAATGCTATTAAACTATCTTCTACTTATGACCTTGCTATTGCTGGTGTAAGTCTAACTTTAGGTGGTAGTGATGATGACCCGATAACTGTTCAATCGCCCGGTTTTGGAGCTGCTGCATGGTTAATGTTTAATGGTTATAATCAAAAGAATTTCCAAGATAATTTATATAATGATGGTTGGACAACTCAAGCTTTCAGGTCTATGACATCAGATGGTTCTAATGCAACTGGAAGAACAAATGATAGTTTCGTTAGTTACTATGGTGGACAAGCTCTAAACGCAGGTAATACTGCATTAACATCTACCTATAAATGTCCAGCTACTATTCAAGGATTAGATATAGACTTTACTAATGCCCCAACAGGTGATGCTTCAGAAGTAGACAAGATATATTTTACAACAGGTACTGCTGGTAGCGGAACATTATCAACTGATGGTCTCAGTCAAAAAGGAACTGTATATATGTCACTTAGTGGTAATGTAGACTCGTGGGCTAAGAGAGAGAATATATTTACATCCGCTCGTATAATGGCTATACCTCAATTTACAGAGATAGGAGGTGAAAAGACAACGGATGAGATACCACGCAATGCTATATCTGTTGACAATCCTTCTTTATTTAGGCCCGGTGATACTACCAATGGACCTCATTACGTTATTTACAAATCTATGACAACAGGTAGTGATGCTGAGATTGTAGGAAGTGGTGCAGTAAGTGGTAAAAGAAGTAGATACTTATCTGTTAAAGCTGTTGATGGTCCTTTCGTAGAATTTAATGAAGATTATGATACTGAAAACTTAGTTAATGTAGCCAATTTACCTTATCTATGGTGTAGTCCAGTTAAACACTGGGTGACTATGCAATTATTTCCATGTAATGTTAACACTAGTACTTCCGTTGTTTCTACAGATGTATCAGATAATGAAATTGTTGCTACTGCTCATGGATTAGCTCAAGGAACTCCAGTTTCATTCTCAGGATTGGACAACACAACTACTCCTGTTGATGACACTATTTATTATGTTAGTGCAACTGGTTTAGCTACTAATGGTTTTGATATAACTACTCATGTTACTGGTGCTGCTAGTGGGGACGTAACCTTTGCTGGAACTGATGATACCGGTGTAACTATGACTGTTTATCATATAGGTCCTTATGAATCTGGTACTCGAGGAGGAGGTAAATCCTATGATAATATAGCTATATTAAACAATCTAAGTGGTGACAAACCAGCTCTTGCTGATACAGGTTCTACATGGAACGAATTTGAGTATTATTATAATGTGGGTGCTGTAGCTACAGGAGGACGTAGTGCTACTTATGGAAATCCATGGAGTCTAGATGTAACTTCTGGCAGTAATCTTGAATTAGGTATAGATTATGGTGTAGGAGCTTATAATGATGAATCAGGTGAAGGTGGACAAGTAGATATTAAGACACCTTATGTAGGAAAATTCACTGATTTCAATGTCAATGGATTGATTAATACTGATAGTCTTATGCCTAATGATAATTTTAAAATGGTAATGAATTTGAAGAATCCTACAGTTAATCAGAAAGTAGAATTTGTTAACGCTGACTATAGTTCGACTGATGCTGATATTCTTAAACCTCATTTCTTATGGACATATTTTGATGCTGTTCCTCTTATTGATAATTTCCAAGTTAATCCTTTATTCCAATTATTACCTAACGCTGAGAACCCTGAACCTGTCAATTTATATGAATTAACTACTCAGGATTTAAGAGCTTTAAATTTTACATGGGAGGAAGATGCAGATGATGTTTGGTATCGTATGTTAATGATAGATGTTTCAGGAGCTACTATAAATAATAAATACCATAAAGCTAGAATGCATGTACCTTTTAATGAAGAACCTACTACACCTACGAGCGCACCTACAAGTTACGTTTATAATTATTCTACAACTGGAGGACCTGCGGTTGCTTCTGGAACTATTACTGTTGGAAGTGATTGTCGCAGCCCTATTACAGGTATACAAGGTTATGCTATTCAAACTGCTAGTAGTTCTACAGCTACCAATGGTGTAGCAGTTATCCCTCACACAGTTACATATACTGGAAGTGAGACGTTTGTTACAAGTTGGCAACATTTAACCGAATGGACTTTAGCAGTTCATTTAACTCCAAGTGCTAATGATAGAGGTCATGATGCATATTTCTTAGCTAATGGTACAGATATAGAAGCTTATATCTTAGGAAGTAATGGTCATATTAGATTTGTATTAAATGGACAGGTAGTAGAAAGTGTGTCTGAAGTAGCTTATGATGGAAGAACTCCTACTGCTATGATTGTAACTTATGATGCTAATGCTACAGATGGTAGGTATTTAAAATTGTATATAGATGGAGTTTTAGAAGATGTAGATACAAATACTCATACAGTTACAAGTGCATATAATACTACAATAGGAGCACAAGATGCACCTAATAAGAATTCTGCATATAGAGGTACTGTTGAAGAAGTGGTGCTTTGGGAAAAGGCTTATGAAATTCCTGATACTGCTGGAAGTTTTGCTTATAAAAACGCTTTATTAGCAGATAAAAATTCAGATAATAATTATTTAACACATAGTGCAAAACTATTTGTTATGGATTGGACTAATATCAGAGGAACTACACCTCAAGAAGTTGGTAGTTCTAAACAAACTAATTGGAAGGTGACAACAGTATGAGCTTAGTATGGAGTTCAGCCAGTCAAACAGCATTTACTGAGTATACTGCTACTGGTAACTTTAATGATGATGATGTGCGTGCAGTATATATAGATTGGGGAGATGGTCAAGACCCTGATGGTAACTTTACACAAGACCTTAAATATGCTAATTATCAATGGGTTAAACTTACTGAGCCTAAAAAATCAATCGAAGTCAAACATACTTATACCTCTACTGGGACATTTAATCCTGTGGTAGCTACTGTTAATTCAAAAGGATTTGTTTCCCGTTATTATAGTGCTTCATCATCAGGCTCTAGTTCGCCTTTACCTTATAGTGTAGACTCTACTGTAACAGGCGCTACTGTGGTTGATGGTCAATCTACAGGTGTATTACGTGTAGAAAATAAGACTGTAAATTCAGGTATAGATAATAGTATTTTTGAATGGGAAGGGCCTAAACCACTCTACCTTTTCATACCTCCCTTACTGACTGAAACAGAGCTGGGCTATTTCGAGCCTCTTAAGATAGATATAGAAGCTGAAGTTATAGACTCTGGTAGAGATAGGGGAAGTAGTGACTCAGTGATAGGAGGAAGCGCACGCTTAACTACGCTTAATGTTGTAGTTAGTGGAAATACATTAACACAAGGTAGTGGATTTGTAGATATATTTGCTTCAGGAGCTAATGGTTCGGCTTTACTTACTGGAGCTACTTGCGCTAGAATATTAAAGGTAACTTATAAGAATCCTAAATATGTAGTAGCACAACAATCTGCTACTCAATATTATACTCAGAATGCTGCGTATAATAAAATGAAAGTATTTGTTGGAGTTTTATCTAACGCCTTATCAGGTTCATTAGGTGCAGCTACTAATGCATATAGACCTATATGTTATGTATCGCCCGGTATGCCTGTTAAGAAAGCAGAAGATAATACTAGAAACGCAGTGTTAGACTTTACACAGAGTAGAGCTAAAGCTGCTAATGTAAATTTAAAAAATTATAGATATGATGCAGGTAAGATGTGGTACGATTGGTGGAACACATGGAGTGTTACAGGAACAAACTTTTTAAGTGACAATACTAAAACTACTGACCAAACTAAAACATTATCTTATACATATCAAGTAGGTCCTTTGGGTCTTAACTCTGCTGCGGATGCTGATGCACAAGCATTTAGTAATAGTGTGGCATGGAGAAAGGGGTCTGCTAAGAATGGTCAAATAGACCAATATTTAATAGACGATTACGGTCGTTTTGCTGACATTTATCACTATGCACGGGTTCAAGTAGAGCCTTCTTCAGCTACCAATGGAGTAGATACTGAAGTTAGTTCTATCATTGACAATAAGATTGACGTGTATAGAATTACTCCTTTCGTTTGGGCTCCCTCTGGTGGAGAATCAAACAATAGAACTTTCCCTACTGTATTAACTAATACCGATGGTGGTAATTTAAGTGCGAACTATACTACTGCTGCCTTTGCTAATTCATATGGAACTGGTTCTAATACTATAGTAAACATGGCTGGAATGAATACTTCTGGCTTCAAAGACTTCTTAGATAACAGTAGAGAAGCTAGTGAATATCTATTACTATTAATGCCTAAGAAAACAAATAATGTAATGTTTAATATAGATTCTTATGCTAATCATTTAATGTCAGTGGCTATGGAAGGTACACACCCTGATGGTGCTAAACCTGCTTGGAACATTGCTGGTGTATATTATTTGGCAGGAGAGAAGACAGGAACTGTTCATCAGAACTTCCAATGGAAACCTTTAGAATTCTTTGATGGGACAGCTTTAGAAAAACAATACAGAAATACAGGAAGTGCTGCTCAAGATGGTAGTGCTTATACTACTATTAAAGCTTCACTAGCTAAATCTGGTCCTTTAACTTTTGATATGCCTTTAGATTGGACAGCTACTACCTTAAGTGGTATGACAGCAGGAACTTTCTCAAGAGTAGAAAGTAGTTTATCTTTAGGTGATTCTGATGTTGTAGAAGTTCAACTCACAGGAACTGTTAAAACAGCTAACACTCCAGTTTCTGGTTACGGTAAATCTTTTTCAATTACTGGCGCTAACATCAATACTGATATGGCAGCTGCTGGATTTACACGTGGTTCTCAAGTAGGTTCTTATAAGTATGTATTTATTCCTAAGGTAACTGATGAAGGTGGGGATGATATGAATAGAATGTATTGGGTAGCTAGTGGTGCTGCTGATGCTTGGGATGAAGATGATACTATACATTGTCAATACGGAGATACAACTGACCTACCTGCTCTAACTAATGATTCTGTAATAACTGGTAGTTTAAGACGTATAAACGTTTATGATGCTATAGATGGTTATTCAAAGGTATACAATGTAGGAACTAGTGGTAGTGCAGCTGGTTTAGAATTAACTCCTGTAGGAGCAAATGAAAATCCTTCTACTAATTACTTTAATGTTATGGATAGTCCTGCAAGCTCTGGTTGTGGTTATGATATCAGTGGTGCATGGAAGACTACTGAAATGTATGCTTTAAAGGTAGTTTTCTCTGGAACAACTGGTAGCTCAACAGATTTTACACCGGGCATATACCCAACAATTAATAATATATTTGATGGTAATAGGGGATATGGTGAAGTTATTAAGGAGATAGATGATTCAGGATATAACTTAAACTCTCTACCTGTTACTACTGATATATCTATTACTCGTGCAGGAACTTATTATACTGCTATAACACGTAAAGGTAAAGTCTTTATACAACGCACTGGAACTCCTATGCAAACAATGACTCTCACAAGTATTGGTACAGGTGATGAGTCTAGTTCAAGTGCTTTCACTGCTGCATCAGGTTCTAGTTTGTATGGACAATTACATATGATGAGACGTTTACAAGCAGATGCTGTAGATGTTTATTGGGACGAACCTCAAAAGGATGGAACCTTTGTAAGATTCTTTGGAGTTATAACACAGGTTTCTGAAAGTCATGCTGCAACTGGTCCACGAAGTTTAGTGAGATATAATGCTTCTATGCAGATTAAAGGGGTTGCCCTTCTTGATGGTCATGGAATTTTAAGAACTGATATATTCCCACTTGGAGGACTAATAGATGAACGCGATTACACCTAAGATTTTAATTGACGGGGTGGATACAGATTACCTCGACGGGAGTTATACACAGCCCGGCCAACTTGGTTCTGCATCTTTAACGTTTAGAATACCACAAATACAGGGTGGAACGCGCAAGTTATGGAACAAAGAGGTACTTTTATATTTAAATGAATTTGATAGTACTCCAATTTTAAGGGGTTGGATAAAAAGAACAAACCCTACGTTTAATGACGTAGAGATATATGTTGAAGATGCTTTTGGTTATATGATTAAGGGTGGTGAATCAGAGAAAGCTAAAGTAATTTTAACTGATACAGATAATATTGATGGACTTACTTTAGGCGCTGCTATTCCTAAACTTTTAAAATTAGCTAAATTAGAAAATAAATGTAAGACAGATTTAATAGGCGACACTACGCCCACAGTTAATAGCGTATCAGAGCCTATAAGGGGAACTAAGGTAGTGCTTGATATAATCAAAGAGTTATTAAGCAAAGCTATAGATAATAGCCAAACATTGCCTAGACCTAATGTAGCAAGATTAATAGATGATGGTTCTAATACGCAACTCGTAATAGAGCCTGAGGCTAATATAGATAGTGACCAAATAGTGCATACCTATACAGAGCGAGATAATATAGTAGAGCTTAATATAGTAAATAGAAAAGTGCCTACTGTGATAATAGTAAATGGGAAAGATGGAGTGTCAGGTAAGTTTACACATGATACTGCTCTAGAAGCTTATGATAGAAATTATTTAGAAGTAACTAATGACAATCTTGAATCCCCTCCCGAATGTATAGACTTTGCTAAAAAATTATTTGAAGCTAATTTAAAAAATCAATATGAATATGGATTAAAAGTTAGTGATGGTTTTTATCTTAATGAAAATGATATAGTTAGAATACAAACAGATAACCCCGAATATGGTGGTAACTATAAAGTGATAGGAAAATCTATATCTTTCTCTCCCGATTCTTTTGAATTTGGTTTATCATTGAATAAAAAACCTCCAACTCTAGCTGAGTATTTATCTAGTAGAGATAACTAATTACCTTTATTTCTTGGATTACCTGTAGCTCCATCACCGTAGAATCCTGAACGTGCACTGGTTGGAGCATAGTCTCCTACATCTCCAATTCCACCAGCTGATTCTGTATTGGATGGGTTTATGGTTCTAAAAGTGATTGTACCTTCTGGCATTCGCTCTCCTTGTAATTTGATAACTGATAGTGCTCTACCTTCATCATCAAGTCCTGCGTCTCGGCCCATTTTACGACCATAGCCAGTAATATCTGTTGCGAAAGGCATATTTATGCGTCCACAATTAAGGCGTAACTATATCCGCCATTGGTTGCATCTTTATATACTTCTAACAAGCGTATAGTCTTGGTGTTAGTTATAGTCTCTAATTTAGTTTCTAATAGAGCTAGTAAGTCTGCCATCGACTGGGCGCTGTCGGTAAAATCATCTACTGCGTAATTTGCCATATTATTTCTCCTTAAATTTCACATTTGTCGCCAGCACAAGCATACTCACCTTTACCTTGAGTATTGTCCTGTTGCTCATAATGCGACAGTTGTGTATAGTTAATTAGGGGTAGGGTCTTTATAAGCCTTTCGTAGGAATGTACATCAATTTCTTCATATGGAGCGAGCTCATATTTACCACCATCATAAGGTAAAAATGATACCCCATTAATAATATCCCAGTTCTGGTAAACCCAATTACCTACTTCAAACCATTCATCTTCCCTGACATACACAGTCATACTGGCGTTATGTTCACACCAGTTATGTTGTAAGTTTTTATAATGTCTTAGTTGGTCTAAAGCTGTTACATCCTTTCTGGTTATACAACCTTCAGGAGATTTAACTGGGAATTCTAAAACCCATGTAGATGCATTCGTCTTTGTCTGTCCTACTTCAGGATTACATTTTATTCCTGCATCTTTTAATAAAGCAAATAATGGGTCACGGGCTGCAATTCTATAACGACGAATATAGTATTGAGAATAGCGAGGATGTACTCCTGATGCAGAGTCCACAAGTTGACTGACAGTTCCTGATGGCTTCACACAAGTGGTCGCTGCTGGCATTTTAGTTCCTAGTATTCCTGATGCCTTGCGAGAAATGCGCAAAACACGGCTTTTAAGGGCCTTTAACGCGTCCGAAGTGAGAACCGAGGGGTTATCCATCTGACCGGTCAAACTAACGCCTAGAAGCGCTTCTACGTCACAATTCTTTTTCCACTCTTTTCTGAGGTAAGGAAAATAGGTGAACGAACTTTGTATAACACCAAGCCACGTAGCTGTCTCCACTTTGTCCAACAATGAATCTAAGTCATCATCTTCTCTAACTACTACTTCTGAAAGGTTACAGAATTCCATATCCCGCAACATTATTTCTCCACAGGGATTAGTTCCCTGAATAAGAGGAGCGTAACGTCTGGAAGGAGCTTTGTTTTGTGCGGCTTCTAAATTAAATATACCACGCTCTCCTGTTCCAGACAAAGCTAAAGCTGCCCATTCTTTTAAAAATTGAGCAGCGGAAGGCTTCTCCCTGAATATAGCACTGTTATTAGCCATAGCTCTTTTAATAGGGAAAGGCCATTCCTTTGCATGACGCATTTCTTTATCATCAAGGTCACTCAAAGAGATTTGTGAGCTGCGTCTAACTCCACCCACCACTACAATCTCAGCAATTTGATTACAGATATCGTGAGCCTCCAAAGTTGTGAGCTTTCGACCTTGCGCATTGTGCATGGTTTCACGAATGAAGTCATGCAGTTTAATTAGTGGTGATGGACCAGATGCTCTACCACCCATTGTTTTAAGGCGAGCTCCTTCTAATCTTATTCCACTATAATCAAAATAAATGTTTTGTCCATCATATAGACTGTTCATAAGTGTTTTAACTGAATCTGCCCAACCATCTTTAGAATCATCTATAACTATTTTAGCTAAAGCTCTACCAGATTTTATTGCTGGTACTTCAGGTAATTTTTCCACTTCTTCTTTTTCTACAGAAAAACCAAAACCAGTTCCACACATGAGTATATAAAGACATTCAGCGAATGCCTCCACAGAGTTTATCTTAGCAAAGGAGCAGTTATAAATACAGGTATTGTCAGCCTTAGCTGCTGGACCTGCTGCCCATAAAAATCTCATTGAGGGCATTACGGAAAACTCTGTCATATATTTTCTTATCTTGTTAATTGTCTTTTCTGGAATCTCAGGTCTTTCTGAAATTACAAAACTAATAAATCTTTCTATTGTCTCAGGCCAATCTTCACGCCTGTCTTCTTCTTCAATCCATCGAGAATATGTTCTCTTATATATAAATTCTGCTACGTTATTTTTAAACATTCTTTACCACTCCTTTTGCGGTTCATTACTATAGGATAGGCTCCTATAAAAGCCTTTTTCTAAAATTATAAATTCGCTTCAATCCACGTTTTTCTTTCTGTCATTGCATTGATTGTGAATATGTATTCATATGCTTTATTCTTATCTGCTTCAGTGCTTATACTTCCTGTATTTAATACTGAGTTTAGGTTAGTTGTTGCAGTAGATATTGTAGATTCTATATCACTTAACAATTCTGCTTTAGTTATTGTCATTTATAATCTCTTAATACTCTTTTGCCGCAAGTGCAATCCTCATCGGGACTACACTTACAGCGACTTAGAGAGGTTAAAACCCCCATCTATTCGAGGGTTTCTACGATTTCGCCAGTTTTCTTATTGACTTTTCTCATAAGTCCACCGACCATACGCTCTTCAAATTCAGACTTTGTTGCTGCTGTTTTCTTTGAGGCAGCTTTTACTGATTTTTTTAATGCGCCCATATTTAAATTCTCCTTATGGTTCCTTCATCCACATTTCGGATGAACTTCATACCGAGTCTCTCGATAATTTCTTCACCTGCTTGAACAGCATGTTCTTCTACAGGTTCAACAGCTACTTCCTTCTTAGGTTGAGCAGCTGGTTTGTCGTCAACGACTTTTTTACTTGCTTCTTTCTTAGCCATGATATCACTTTTTCCTTTTGCGGCGTCCCGCCTTTTTCTTCTTTTTGACTTTGGTGGGAAGTTTACGACCTTTAGGCGTCTCCTTCTCCCACTTCTTCGCCATCTTCGGCTTGTTCTTGTGCATCCAAGCTCTCTGCTTCTTGCTCTTGAAGGGCATTTTCTTGATTCTCCTTTTGTATTTCTTCAATAAATCCTTTCCAATCATGAACCATGTCATTCTCTTCTAAGAACTTATTGAGAATCTCATTGTTTGATTGTAGTGCTTGTTGTAATTGGGTTACCATGCTCTCATGTTGATTGCATCTTTCTCCCAACATACGTGACTGTCCTACCAACCAATTAAGATTGTCCATTGTTTGAACAGGCCCAGTGCCTTTTTCAAATTCCTTCACCCATGCCTCGACGTTTTCTAGTCTTTTCTCTACTCTTTTTAAATTTGCCATTTAATCACTTCCTTAGGTGCAAAGGCATTTATCTCCTTTGCATATTCCTAATTGTATTAACTTATCAACTGAATACCTATTTATAGCTTTCGCTCGAATTGACTCTATATGACGCCCTGCGGTATTTAAATCGTCTGTATACCAGCCCCAATCTCCAGCGGCCTCATTATATATACTCTTGAATACAAAAGATATATCTCTATCAGACCACCCTCCATTCACCAATTCGAAAGCGATGACATTGTTCTCCTCATGGGAGCTATGTCCACGCTTTATATTATTCTCTATTAGCTCTACTACGCATCTTCTAGGGGGCTTAATATATTCATTGCCCAATAGAGACTTACTAGAGAGTTCAATAGAGCCTGTTGCTTCTTCTATCTTATTCAATAAATAAGCTATACTATTAGAAACAGTATGTTTTATTTCATACATGTCACACACAAATTCCACAAAGTTTCTCTGTGCTTTTGTGCTTTGCTCAGGAGGAATAGTTTTTTCATTCTCTTCCTGTGCCATAGCGTATAGTTCTTCTATACCCATCTTTAATATTTCTTCTACACTAAATTGAGTACACCATACGCCTGTCCCTTCACCAGTAATCTTAGAGATATACTCAGTGTTGGGTATACGTCTCATACAAGAGACACTATTATTTATACAAATATCATCTAACGTCTTTAAGGAATATTTAACCTTAAGGTGTTTCAAATACTCTCGTATAGCTTGTCGCTTTACGTGTGCCGGTAAGTCCACTGGCGAATGAAAGTCTATATTCATTTGAAAGCCCTTTCCCCCTGTAAGATATATCCTCGGGGTAATCTTTAGTGGTTTGCAGAACCGGCGTATAAATCTTCTCACATCCATTAAACATTTTTTAACATCCTTATTATCATCAAAATCAAACCATACAGTGTTTAACAAAGCTGTTTCGTAGTTAGTTCTACCTTCAGCTTTTAATTTCTCATCATCAAATACATAGACACTCGCATAACAATTCTTCTTACCGTTGTATTGTTCTACGAATTTCTCTATTTCTTCGACGTCTTTACACTTTCCAATTCTGGCTGGGATTCCGAATTCTCTGTAATACATTCCTTTAAAACCTCTATCTCCTGACACCAATCTGTTGGTATCGTTACTATATCCACACCATCAACATCATTCCAATGATTCACTAATATAATTGCTTTATCATCTTTAGCTATCATTTCACCTACACTCTCTGCTATAGAGAGATTCTCTACAGGTTCCATTATGTTTACAGCATGAGTTTTAACTTGCTGGGCGGCATCATTCCACCTAATCTTTACTATGGGTCCATTCATTCCTAACATCGTTTGTCCACTCCTCGAACATGTCAGCTACCATTGACAAATCACGCTCGTGTTTATAATACTTTGCATTAGCTGGTGTTTCAGTTACCATAATTGCATTATAAGGTCTATCAAATATTAACCTATCATAATGTATTTCATGTGCTTTACACCAATCTTTAGTAGCCATTACCCAATCTAAACTGTTGGGTCTTTTACACCATATAGTTATATGATGTCCTTTATCTCTTAGCCAATCCATAAACTCTTTCGCGTTAGTGATAGGCTTACTTCTTTCTACGTCTTCATAGACTCTACACGGAGTAGAAATCACTCCATCCATTCCAAATACTAAATTCATTTCTTTTTCCTCACTGGTTTAATCTTCGACGTAACGTCATTGAAGAATTCAACCCATCTTTTTCCTATAACATCCCAACTATATTCTTTAAGAGCATGAGCACGTGCAGCTTTACCTGCCGCAACTCTTTTCTTAGGGTTGTCATAGTAATATTCTAGTGCTTCACATATAGCTTGTTCACTACATAAAGCTCTTTGTGGTGCTGCTCTCTTAGGAGTATCCCACCACATATCCTTATATGGTAAGAGTATACCTCTTTCGCATATATCTTCTTCTTCTAAATGGTCTCTACCATTAGGTGTAACATCGTCCCACTTACCACCGAGCGGATACATTGGAACCTTTTCATTCTCAGGGTCATCACATTTAATTAACTCATAACCTGTAGTGTAATTAGTTACACATATAGGAACTCCACAAGACATAGCTTCAACAGTAGGTATACCAAAACCTTCTCCACCTGTAGGTAGTACAAAAACATCCATACAGTTATATAGGTTTGCCATATCTTCATCACTTATGTGTTGTCCCATATCTAAATTACCCATTAGAGGAGGCATTAGATATTCTTCTAAACCATATTGTTTAGCAAAGTCAGGGAATACCCATCCCATCGCATCATTCCAATCCATATGTAATATAAGTTTAGCTTGGTCGGGGGATAGTTTTCTCTTCTTAACGAATTGTCCAAACCCTTTTAATAAACGTGGTATATTTTTTCTATGTTGGTTACGTGCTACACATCCTACTATAAACGCATTAGGACAATTTTCTTTACCATACTTGGGTGCTAACATTGGTTTAAATAAGTCAGTGTCCACACCATGTGGTATATATTTAGCATCACAATTAAAATCTTGTTTAAGTCCTTGTTGTCCATACCTAGACATAGCTACAGGAAAATCGATATTGTCTATCTGTTGTTGCCACATAGGTATAGAAGGTTCTCCATCAAAGGGTATAATAGCTGCTATCTTTGGTCCCTTTTGTTTTATAGTATTAACTTCTTTGTAAGCTTTATTCATCAGCTCAGTTCTTTCTTTCCTATTTAATAGCTTACCTGTTTTTTGATTTATTAAAGGAAAGTTTACTGCTGTAGGCATTTTACTATCAGTTATATGTCTAAACATTTGAAAGTCTAAGTGAGCTAATATAACGTCAGGTCTATATTGTCTAACCCATTCAGGAAAAGATTTTTCTCCAAACCTTTCTTGACCGGGAAATAATATAGGTAAGTTTTCAAAATGTGCCCACGTCTCTGTTTGACTCAAAGGCCATGGGGTACTCCACTTTACATGACTTGAATTTTGACACCCACCATATCCTATTCGATGACCATCACCATATAGAATAGCTCCTATATTTCTCGTATTAGTTCCAAAACCAGTAGGAGCCCACGGGCTATCTGATATTGGCATTATCCTTAATTTCCCCTTTAAAGGTCTATCAATCTGAATTTGTTTAGAAATGTTTCCTTGTTGTAACGGGTTACCCGTATGTAATATCTCTTCGGCAGTCATGTTTACTATTGTTTTATGGCAATAATATCCTTCTTATTAACTATGACTGTGCCCTTTTCACCTTTGAGGTAAACAAAATTATCATCATCATTAGTTATCATTCCTCTGCCAACTTTCGTTTTCTCTTCTTCTCGCCAGACTATTTTTACTTCTGCCGCATCTAAATGCGCTGCTAACGGTTTCTTATCATTTTCGTCCATTTTCTCATTCTCCTATGGGAAGGGGAGCGACCGACGGGCCGTCCTCTTTTAGTTTTACGACGTTATAGTATTTAAAGATTTGCCTTAAGATAGCCAATAACATCTGAAAATTTCTCTTTATCGTATTTACTACGCCCCATGTTAGCTAATCTAGAACATATAACTATATTATCTTTAACATAGTCTCCTCCACATTCTAGTCTATCTACGCTTAGGGCTAAGGGATGATATGATTCATTTACCCATTCTGGTTCCAAAGGTATACCCAACCAAAAACATTTACCTCCTTGTTGATTATACCATATGTCTTTTAAATCTTCTATATCGAAATCAATCTTACGAGGTTTATAGTCAGGGTCCAATATCTTTTGGGCTGAACCTTTCGGACCATTCGCTGCACTTCTCTGAACATTGTAGAACAATCTACCAAAGGGGTCTTTATATTTCCTTGCCGCCATTTATATCCATTCCATTAAACTCTTTTGTTTTTTATCTACTACTGTAATAGGGGGCTTCTTACGAACCCACTCATCTAATTTGAACTTTTGTAGGAGAGTAGTGATAGTATCCCAGTAGTAACGAATATCTATCTCATTTATATCTTTAATAGTATCTGTAAGTTTATATCCTTCATTAGTCTTACAATAGTAGTAAGTGGTTCCTTGTGAAGGAGTCATACCTATTTGTTCTCCTTGTTCAATTAATTTCATTATTAAGTCAGTCTCAGATTTGTAATCCTTTTTCTCCCTACCTTGAGACTTTCTCATAATAAAATCATCTAAGGTATAAGCTTCTAAAGAATACAGGTCATCAATAAACTTAGTATTAACAACGTTATTCATTCGACCATCTATTAATTTCTCTAACACTGTTAAATAAAATTTAGAACGTGATGTAGCTTTGAAGGTGCTTCCATGTTTTGTTATACTTCCATCTTCATTTCTTAAAGCATAGTTTCCTACTTGTAACCAAACACCTTCTTTAAAGTAATCTTTATCCATCGATATATGGTCCGGCTCAGCATCAGGAATAACATGTTTTAGTAATCTCCTTAATCTGTTTGTCAACCATAACTCATCAACATCCACATTAGTATTAATCCCATCTGTGTGTACATATACCACAGCATCTTCTCCATATCGGCTACGGATAATATTAACGCCGGAGAGGAGTAACCACCTCGCAATCGCTGTGATAGTAACACCCACGCCCATATCACCATAGCTGATATAAGGATTAGCATTTGCCCCATAGAAAGTATTCACCATTATTTTTAGAGCATCTGATTTGCTCTTATCTTCTTTCGTAGACCCAAGCTTATAAGGCTTTCGCATTTCCTTAAATTCATGACACATTTTATATAGACAGCTCTTCCTAGACTGGTCTATTTTAATCATTAGTCTTTTACCCACCTTGTTATCAGGCACGTAAAGTATGTCATTTTTGAATTCTACCTCATCACTATACTCATCATAACCTACAATTTGTGTAGTATCTGGCCCTAAATTTAAGGCCATAGCTATAGAAGGATAGTAAGAACTAAAGTCTACCTTTACATTCTTCTGATGGAATCCCGGTCTATATAATTCAATATGAGCTGCTTGATAGTTACCTTTATCAGCTCTATATATCTGAGGGTGACGCTCTTTATTTCTATCAAGCGTTACTATGCCTTGCTCAAACAAGCTCCTACCTTGTAAAATTTTGGTAATATAACTTGATGGAGCATTGACATATGTTGCCAGAGGAACGCATAAAGTCTCAGCGATATACTGGATTTGTGGGAAGTAGTGATTATATAAATACATTG